GTTACAGTATTGTATTTTAACTACAAAACTTATACTAACGAGATTTACAAAGTAAAAGAAACTAGATCTGGAGGTAACAAAGCTATAGAAAAAGATGATTCGTTTAATCCTCCAGAAAACAAAGAAGGAGGATACGCTAAAATAGAGAGAGCTGTAGAAGTACTTTTTGAAGGAGCCATGATACTTGGTGCCGATAAATTACTCAAATGGGAAATAGCAGAAAATATGGTTAGGCCTAAAAGTGACTTTACAAAAGTAAAAATGAACTACAGTATTGTGGCGCCTAGAATATATGATGGTAAAATAGAAAGTTTAGTGAGCAGAATTACTGGGTTTGCTGATATGATACAACTAACTCATTTGAAACTTCAACAAATAATGTCACGTATGGTACCTGACGGTGTGTATCTTGACGCTGATGGTTTAGCCGAGATAGATTTAGGTAACGGTACAAATTACAACCCACAAGAAGCTTTAAATATGTTTTTTCAAACTGGTAGTGTAATTGGTAGAAGTTTTACAGCTGACGGTGATCAAAACCCTGGTAAAATACCTATACAAGAAATAACCTCTGGAACAGGTGGAAATAAAATACCGCAACTTATAAATACATACAATTATTATTTGCAAATGATAAGAGATGTAACAGGGTTAAACGAAGCTGCAGATGGATCTAGACCTGAAAAATACTCTTTAGTTGGCGTACAAAAGTTAGCTGCGGCAAATAGTAATACAGCTACTAGACATATATTAAAAGCAGGTTTACACTTGACCAAAGATGTTTGTGAACACTTATCACTTAGAGTGTCTGACATTATAGAATACTCTCCAACTAAAAATGCTTTTGTACAAGCTGTAGGAGCACATAATGTTGCTGTTTTAGAAGAAATGTCTGAATTACACCTGTACGATTTTGGTATATTTTTAGATTTAATGCCTGATGAAGAACAACAGGCTGTTTTAGAAAACAATATACAACAAGCTTTAGCACAACAAACTATAGACTTAGAAGACGCTATTGATCTTAGAGAAGTTAAAAACGTAAAGTTAGCAAACCAACTATTAAAAGTACGTAGAAAAAAGAAGTTAGAAAGAGATCAAAGAATGCAGCAAGAAAACATGCAAGCACAAGCTCAGGCTAACATACAGCAACAACAAGCGGCAGCACAACTTGAGATGCAAAAGAAACAAGCCGACACTGATAGAGAGTTAACTTTAGAACAAACAAAATCTAGACTACAATCAGATAGAATGATGATGGAAGCTCAACTTAAAAAAGATTTAATGAATCATGAGTTTGAAATAAGCTTAAGATTAGAAAAAATGAAAGCAGATGCTTTGAAAGAAAAAGAAAGCTTAAAAGAAGATCGTAAAGATAGTAGATCTAAAACAGAAGCAACACAACAAAGCGAAATGATAGATCAAAGAGAAAATAAAACAGGACCTAAAAACTTTGAAGAAGAAGAAGAAGGTACAGATATAGGCTCTATATTATTCGCTTAACAATTTTATTAATTATATAATATTTTATCATGGAAGAAAACAAAGAAAACGTAGTTGAAGAAACTACAGCTCAAGAACAGCCTAAAGTAGACGAAGAGGTTGGTAAGATTAAAGTAAAAAAACCTAAAAATAAAAAATCTAACGAAGAGGTTGTTACAAAAGTAAATTTATCTAAGCCTGAGCAAGAATTAACAAAGGTTGAAGTAAAAGAAGAAACAAAAGAAGAACCACAAGAAATAGTAGAAGAACAAACTCCTATTGTTGAAGAAGTTACAGAAATAGAACCTGTGGTTCAAGAAGAAGTTGTAACTCCAAAATATCCAGAAGCATTACAAAAAGTTGTGAACTTTATGGAAGAGACAGGAGGTGATTTAAACGACTATATGTTGTTAAATCAAGATTACGATAAATTAGATGAATCAGAGTTATTAAACGAGTATTACAAAAACACAAAACCTCATCTAAACCAAGAAGAAATTAGTTTTTTAGTTCAAGACAATTTTAATTGGGACGAATCTTACGACAATGAAAAAGACGTTAAAAGAAAAAAATTAGCTTTGAAAGAGCAAGTTGCCGAAGCAAAGCAACACTTGGAAAGTGTAAAATCCAAATATTACGAAGACCTTAAAATGGGGTCAAAACTGACTGAAGAGCAAAGTGAAGCTATTAAGTCTTACAATAAATACAAAGAAGAGTCCACTGCTCTTAACCAAGCTAGAGAAAACGCAACAAAAATATTTTTACAAAAAACAAGTCAAGTATTTAACGATGAGTTCAAAGGTTTTGAATATAAAGTCGGGGATAGAAGATTTAGGTATAATGTTGGAGATGTTGATTCTATAAAAAACACGCAGAGTGACATTAATAATTTTGTCAAGAAGTTCTTGAATGAAAATAACGAAATGGAAAACGCTGCTGGTTATCACAAAGGCTTGTTTACGGCTATGAACGCTGATGCAATTGCAAATCATTTTTACGAGCAAGGTAGAGCCGACGCTTTACAAAACAGTATTGCTAAATCCAAAAATATAAATATGGATCCTAGGCAAACTCACGCTGCTCCTAAAAGCTCTGGTATAACTGCAAGAGCGTTGAATGTTGACGATTCTCCTGTATTTAAATTTAAAAAAAGAAAATAATAACAAAATTTAAAAACTAAAAATTATGGCAATTACTAATGGTGCTTTGTTAAATAGTGTACCTGCTTCTATGCAGCAAACGCTATCTACAAACTACATTGACTTCAACCAAGATATGGGTTGGGCTCAACAATACTTACCAGACCTAATGGAGAAAGAAGCTGAGGTTTTCGGACCAAGAACTATTTCAGGTTTCTTATCACAAGTTGGTGCTGAAGAATCTATGACTGCTGACCAAGTTATTTGGTCTGAGCAAGGTAGATTACACCTTTCTTACAAAGGTAATATTAACTCGACAAATGCTGGTGCTAACACTGGTGCTGGTGGTACTACTCCACAGTTTACAGTTGAAAACGATATTGATGAAACTGCTGGTTTTACAGCTGCTAGCCACGGTATTAGAGTTAACGATACTGTTATCGTTTCAAACTCTGACGGTATCTTTAAATGTTTAGTAACAGTTGTTAACGGTGCTGTTATTGATTTAGCTCCTTATGGTGCTACAACTTTAGCTGCTAACACTACTTCAAACGGAACTACTTTATTGGTATATGGTTCTGAATTTGGTAAAGGTGATTCTTATAGAGCTGCAGCTGGTACTACAAACACAACTGACTCAAGAGGTGCTAACGAGCCAACGTTTACTACTTTTAGCAACAAACCAATTATAATGAAAGATTACTACGAAGTGTCTGGATCAGATACTGCTAGAATCGGTTGGGTAGAAGTTGCTTCTGAAGAAGGACAATCTGGTTACTTATGGTACTTAAAAGCTGAGGCTGATACTAGAGCTAGATTTACTGACTACATCGAAATGGCGATGTTAGAAGGTGAATTAAACGTTGCTGGTTCGGTTGCTGATGCTGCGACTATCTTACCTGGTTCTACAGCTGGTGCTGGAAACGTAGGTACAGAAGGTTTATTTGCTGCTATTGAGTCAAGAGGTAATATCACTACTGGTGTTACTGGTGTTTCAGGTCCTATTGATTTAGCTGAGTTCGATGCAATTTTAGCTGAATTTGACAAGCAAGGAGCTATTGAAGAAAACATGTTATTTGTTAACAGATCTACTTCTCTTGCAATCGATGATATGTTAGCTTCTATGAATTCTTACGGATCTGGAGGTACTTCTTACGGAGTATTCGACAATGAAGAAGATATGGCTTTAAACTTAGGTTTCTCTGGTTTCAGAAGAGGTTCTTATGACTTCTATAAGTCTGACTTTAGATACTTAAATGACTTAGCTACTAGAGGTGGTATAAACGCTGCTAACTCTGCTAATGCAATTAGAGGTGTCATCATACCAGCTGGTACATCAACTGTTTACGACCAAATGTTAGGTAAAAATCTTAAGAGACCTTTCTTACACGTTAGATATAGAGCTTCACAAACTGACAATAGAAAGATGAAGACTTGGACAACTGGTTCTGTTGGAGCTGCTACATCTGCTTTAGATGCAATGCAAATCCACATGTTAACTGAAAGATGTCTAGTTACTCAAGGTGCTAACAACTTTATGTTAATGCAGTAACAATTTTTAAAAGACCGGGGCTTCGGCCTCGGCCTTTTATTTTATTAATTTTATTATATATTATATTATGGCAAAAAAGAAAAAAGTAGAGGTTGAAGAGCCTCAATTTGAAGAGACAGTTGTAGAAACTGCTCCGGTTGTAGAACAACCAAGAGAAAGAGTTAAACCTAAAAACGAATGGGAGATAAAAGACAGAATGTATCTTTTGAAAAACGGTAAAACACCTTTATCAAGATCTATTAAGTCTGCTAACATTTATTGGTTTGACCAAGAAAAAGGATATGAAAGAGAGTTGATGTATTGTCAAAATCAAAAAACTCCTTTTGTAGACGAAATGAAAGGTGATAGAAGATTAGAACATATTATATTTCGATCTGGAAGTTTATTTGTTCCAAAAGAACAAACAACATTACAAAAACTTTTAAGTTTATATCACCCACATAAAGATAAAATATACGAAGAGTACAAACCTCAAGCTATAGCCGCTGAAGAAATAGATGTGCTAGAACAACAAGTAGAAGCTTTAGTAGCTGCTAGAAACGTAGATATTGATATGGCCGAAGCTATTATGCGTGTAGAAATCGGTTCTAAGGTATCTAACATGAGTTCTAAAGAACTTAGACGTGATTTGTTAGTGTTTGCTAGAAACAATCCTAAGTTGTTCTTAGAATTAGCAGATGATGAAAATGTAATGCTAAGAAACTTTGGTATTAGAG